ATACTGCAACTATGGCTATAACATCGTTTTTCCCGAAAGAAATCAATTTGGTTAGGAGCTATTTGAATGAAGAGTTACGAACACAAGCGGGTAAAGACTCCTTAACAAAATATACTAACTCGCCAGTACAAATAATCGCATTTAATCGAATATAAAGGAGTTAACAATGATACGACTATTTAAACACTACAAGGTAAATATCGCCGTTACGTTTTTAATCGTGCTATGTGTAATTATGCTTTACATCGCCCCGGAAGCTACCTTAATCATATTGGCAATTTGCGGGTTTGTCGTATCGTATTTTATTTTAGTAGATCACTGGGTCAATGGCTCACGGGGAAAGTGACATGAAAATTGATGTATTAACAGTGAATGATGTTGAGATTAAAAAATGGCGGTGGTGGTCAAATTGGGTTGACGTTTCCGTTTTTGACCAGTTTGATGTCGATGGTTATTTATTGCAAATGAAAGTGTCAAGATGGAACAGCAAGAAGTTTAAGTGCGTTCCGTTTAGACGCCTTTTTAGCGATGTCCACCCGTCCACATCACAAGCCGGACATCTAACGCAGGCAGGGCGATCTGCGCTACAACATCGCGCCAAGACAAGAATTTGCACTTAAAAAGGAGCGCATGATGGCTAAATTGGATAGTTTTGATACGAAAATCGCCTATTTTGAGGGCGATGCGGAATATGATGCTTATTACCTGATTCGTCAAGAATTGGATAATGACGGACAGGATATTTTTATACCAGCACCGGAAATGGATTCGTTTATCGCTGGGTTGGTATCAGCAAAAGATATGATTGAAAGCAAAAACATACATTAGATGCCAAATGATTATCTGATATACGGATTCTGGGAATTTGTAGAGAAACTAGAAAAGAAAACAAACAGGAAAGAAAGGGAGAGATATGATGTTTAGAAGTAAGGACGCTTTTGCCGATGACCTTGGCGTAACGCCTGAAGTCATTAAGGGCTGGATTAGACGGCATTGGGAAAGAGGGCTACACTATACCGTTATAGGGAATCAAACTCTGGTGAACACGGAGGAAGCTACAGAATGGATGCAAAAATATGGCCTAAAGGAATACGTCCCAACGGCAAGAACATACAAATCCGCATTAGAGGCAAAAACCCCTATTCGGAAACAGTCCCCGGTAGCGCAAGCAATGCGCGTGATCTAAAAGCCGCCGTAAAATATCGTGACGAGCTATTGGTAAGAATTAAGCTAGGCTTGCCAGTAGGACAGCAATCATCTACGCAGCAACTTCTATTTATCAATGCAGCACAAGAGTACATCGACACCCTAGATGTCAAAGAGGGAACCAAAACCGATTATAAACGAATATTGAATTTTTACTGGCTGCCGCTGCTTGGATCAAGGCTGGCTCTTAGTATAGAGCGCAGAGAAATCAAGGTCGCGCTATCAACATTTAAAAAAGAAAACGGTGAGTCTATCACGCACAAAACGAGAAAAAATATTCTCATTCCCCTTAGAGGTATTTTTGATCATTTAGAAATTGACCCTAACCCCGCAAAAATCAAAATCAAGAAAACTCAGTCACCTCCCGTAGAACGGTACTCAATAGAAGAACGCAATAAGCTATTAGGATACTTAAACGGACAAATTAAACTTTATTTCACTTTAATATTTGGGCTTGGGTTGCGCCCCGGTGGTGAAGTTCTGGGACTACGCCGTTCAGACTTTGATGGTGAATACATAAAGATAGTGCGGCAGATCACAAAGCGAAGACTAAAAAACTATACAAAAACCAGCAAGCGCCGTGTGGTCTACGTACCAAAATGGGTGCGAGAAGCTATCAAGGAGACACCCAAGCGCATTGACTCACCTTACATTTTTGTAAACTCCCGCGGTAGCTTTCATTGCGATACTGACATTTTCAATGACCAATGGCAGCAAGCGCACCAATCACTGGGCATTCGCTACCGCATTCCTTATGCTGGCCGTCATACTCGCGCCGCTGAACTTTTAAGCTCTGGAGTTGAGCCCGGAAAAGCCGCAAAACAACTAGGTCATAATACTGAAATGTTTTATAGAACATACTCAGAATGGATTGACGAGTATGACAAGCACAAGGATGATAGCTGTTTTGAACCGGTAGAAAAAGAAGCCTAATAATTCTTAGCCCACTTTTTAGCCCACTTTTTGACTCTCCATGCCCCTCAATGCCCTATTCAATCACACATATGCAGCAATAATGCGGCCTGTGGAGGGCATGGTAGGGCGGCAAAGGGCGCTATGACGGTTTCGAGTCCCGTCCGGTCCGCCATGCAAGTAGTTGATTTATAAGGGTTTTATTTTATTTAGATTTTAAATAGCCCACTCTTAGCCCACTTTTGTTTTTAGATCAGCTTATTGAAGTGATCAATCCACCCGTGTAATTCGCTGTCAAAACCCTTGAATTTATGCCGTCTGAAACCGTCATGGTGTCGGCCAATCCGTTGTTATAGGTATACGCTGCAGTTGTCCCGTCGGTAAAACTAACGCCGGTCACTAACCCATTCGTGTATGAAATCGTGGGTAAAGTTAGAGTATCGGGAACCGTGAGCTTATTAATTCGATAAAGCTCTTGACCATACTGATCGTGAACAAGAATTTTATAGTCTATTGACTCGTCTAAGTGAATGACCGGAAAGTTGTTTGCACGATCAACTACAACCGGCGCTGTATGCGCTAGGCTTTGACCTACATCAGCAAAAACGGTAACGCTTGAGTTGTCGATGGCATTAAGAAAAGTAATCCTACTACCAGGCGAAAGAATTGTTTTCGCATTAAACCCGTATCGATTTGGAAATTTAAAAAGCACACTGTACCCCCCTTTTAGAAGTCACTAATTTTCCAGACTTTCATTGAAGCGGCCATTTTTTGACCAGCCTCGGCTATTGTTCCATATCGGAGCGGTCTGTATGTAATTTCAGAACCCGAACGATCTGCGCTTCTGGCAAGAATTTCATATGTCCCGCCGCTTACTTGCGCCATACCTAAAGTCGTGTAACCCGCAAAACTGGAAATGTAGACGGCAACAGAACCTCCGTAAGACGTACCGGCAGTATCTTCCAACTTCATAAAAAAGTCAGTCCCGTCCCCTGCATTCCGCATTGGCAATTCATATTCAATATAATATGTACCAGTTGGAAGCGTGATCTTATTATTGGCTACGCTTGCCCCGCATCGGTTCGATATGAAAGTTTGCAAGGGCATGGTAGTCCAAGCATTTTCAGGCAGTGCAGTACCACCCGCCGAATAGTAATCAACTAGAACTGCACTTGGCGCACCGCCGTACCCGTCTTTTATTGCAAACTCAGTGCCGACCAGTTCAAGTGGATTATCGTCCTTGGCAGTAAAAAGAGTATCGCTAACACTGCTTAGGGTAGATTCAAGATCATCAATGTCAACCTCTGCAATCGCGGTTCGTACTTCCAATGCTGTAATGTCGGACGTATTTTGATTCGATTGCGATTCAATGCCAGAAAGGTCGTTGACCGGGTAATTATCAACCGTCCACTTTTCTACATCGAACGTCGATTCAAGCACCACTTTCGCATCACCATCCGCAGAGGCAAAGAATAAAGCTACAAAGCGACCATCGGCATTGGCAGCGATTGGCGATGGTGCTGGCGCGGTCAATGCTTCGTCGGTGTAAACAGTCAAAAGCGTTGAGGTTCCTGCTTGATAAAAATACAGTTTGTCGCCTGTCTCGATTTTTGTACCCATCACCGGGTTAGAATATAAAACTGAGGCCATTTTGGTGTATACTCCAATAAGAGTTAAATTAAATTAAAAGGATTTTGAAATGTTTTTTTGGGTAAGTGTAATTCTGGTCGCCTGGGTAATCATCAGCCTGTTTAATGCTGCCCCTGAAATTATGGGCGCTATTGTTGCTGTTTGTGGGCTTTCAGTCTTGTCAGCGTTTGCCTTTGTAAGCTGGCTATGATTTGGCTGCTTGCCTTGCCGGGTCTATACTTTTATAAAGAAATGACTATTTGGCTGTTATTTATGTATGGCGTAACTATTCAACTTTATCTTGCGTTGTTTGCATTACAGACGTATTTCTTAGACCTTTCACGATTCCGCTTATGGTTCTTGCCGCCTGCAGATTTAAAGCCGTCGCGTTCCCCGCAGAGGTCAATATGTTCATCACCACATCAGGGTCAGTTTCATAAAGAGTTTTAGCAATTTGTGATCGCTGCTGATCACTAAGCTCTGGTTTTGTATTTCTTACATAAAGCCTGAGAAGCCTCATAACAGTAGCGGGATTTGATAGATTTAGCATATCCTCGGCATTGATTCCAGCCATCCTTTCTTGCTTTACGCCCATAATGTTTGTGCCTGATCCCGCTTTCGGCTGAATGTACTGGTCAGAAAGTCTTGCATTATTGTGAATTCTTAACTTATCCAGCACCGCTTCAGCTTGCTTTGGCGGCAATAGAAGGCGCAGCGCAATGCCCATTTTTCGGGTGTCTTTGGTAAGGTCTTCGACCGGGCTTGTTTTTAGCGTAAGTCTATTTTTAATGGCTGACATTAAACCCAATCGCAGTGAGTCCATCTGTTTGCTATTTAAAGACTCGACTTCTAATGACAATTCATCAACGTCCATTGTTAAGACTTTTTTGCGGCCCTTTTTGTAAAGTTCCTCAGAATTTAGTCGGTCTGACCAGCCTTTTCGCACTTTAGCTAGAGGGGGCGAAGCAACATCAATCCCCGGCCTGAGTTCGCCCTCTAAATTTTTAAGCGAGTTGCCATAGTCGTTGTTTTCGTTCTTAAATGCCTTTTGTGTACTAGAGTTTACGCCGCGCAATAATCGCTCCGCATCCTCTAAAGACGGAAATCTTAAAAACGCCGGTTCACTGTCTTTAGTTAGCTTAAATAACGGAGATCGCCCATCAGTCTTAGCAACTAGCTCCATCTGTTTTAAGGCTTCCGGGTTGCGCTTTGCAACTTCCAGCATCTTCGCAGCAACGTCATTTGGAACCCGAGGCATATCTTTAAACGCTTGCTTGTAGTCTACGCCTTGAGCTTGCTTTAAAGCCTCATTGTTTTGCGTCACAGTTTTTAGCACGTTACTATCTGCGCCTGGTGCTAAATTATCGTGCAGTCCTTGAATGGCTCCTTGCTGGGTCATTGCGGATCGCTGGCCGCTTGCACTTAATATCTCGGCGCTCGACTTGCCGCCCATATTTACTAGGGCTTTAATATCTGGGCTTAGTTGCTCAAAGTCAGCAATGACATTACCGTCCCGAATTGACTGAATTAAGTCATCCAGGCTTAGACCTGTTTGCTCCCGTAGGCGAGTTAGGTAGGCTTGTGCTGCTGTATCTGTCCCAGACCTAGCACTAAGCTTTTCAATGCCTTTGCTTACTGCGTTACCCACACCTCGGCTAATTCCCGCACCAGCAACACCACCAGCGCCGCCATATATTGCGCCAATTCCCGCATCCCCTGCCATGCCGCCAGCATCTTCTTGCTCTGAGTATCCCACACCCGCAGCGCCACCTAGCGCCGCATTAGTGCCTAAAAATTTTCCCGCAGTTATAGCTTTCTGGCTATTTGTGGCTGCCGCTGTTCCCAATCTTATAGCATTAGATGAAGATGCAGCTTGACCAACGCCCGGAATAAATTGCGCCGCGATTGTAGGCGCGATTGCGCCGATAACCTCTAAAGTCAACGCCTCTCCGGGGTTTTCCTTTTGATAAGCTGATATTTTTTGACGTAGTTCATTTCTAATAACGTCATAATCGCCACCGCCAAGTCGATCAGGCAATACTGACCTGACTGCGGCCTCAATCTCCTCACTAGCGCCAAACGTCATACCTTGCATAAAAGTGCGGCCACGCTGATTCTCCACTGGCGCTTGCTGCTGAGTCTGAGCCGATCTTACTTTGGAAATAATAGCCGCCTGTGCGGGAGTTTGGCCGCTAGGATTGTCCTGTCTGCCTCTAGCCTTTTCTATTATTTTGAACTGTTCGGGAGTGGGCTGCATAACCATTACTGTCTCCCTGCTTCAATGTATTCTCTCTGATCTTGCGATGAGAAAAGCACCCAATCAGCTTCATCTAGGTTGTCGGGCTTTACCATCCTGTTAGCAATATCTTCATCCAGTAATTCAGATAGACCCTTGCCGCTCATTAACCGCTTTGCGCGATCCTGAAGTGCTATGGCAAGCTTTTTTTGAGCGACTATCCTTTGATTAATACGCAGTAGTAGCTCTGGCTCATCCAGTTCCATCGGCAATCCTTGCTGTAATGCAAGGCTCAGTTCTCTCTCACTTAGCGCACCAAAAGTTGCACTATTAATCACATCAATACCCATGCCCCGAGCGACTTCTTTTAACTGAGCAGTCGCCGCAGTGAAAGCGGGTAAATGCTGCTCAATAAAGCCTGATTTGCCACCTTTCTTTAAAGCGTCCCGCGCCTCATAAAGACCATTGATATTCTTATTGGTGTCGCCAACTGATTTAAAAGCAAGCAACCCTTGGTCATAGGCGTTTTTAATGTCCGTATCCTTTTGATCTTGATCAGCTTGCAGTTGTAGTTTTTGGCTTGGCGTTTGCCCCGTTGCGCCATCTATGTCTTTACGCTCAAAGGTTTTATTTTGCGGGTCATAGTCCACGCCAAACTTCTGTCCAGTTGTTCCATCAATCTGGATTGATCCTACCGGCTTGGTTGAAAACTGCCCAGGCGCTTGCCCTCCCGCCATTTGTAGCTGACTTAAAACATCGGGCGAATACTTAGACGGCAATCCGTTAAAGCCTTTTTGTGCGCCAAACTGAAGTATTGCGGCATAGGCTTGTTGTTGCTCTGCTGGAGTACGCCCTTCCATTCCCTGCATTACCTGATACGCTTGGTTAGCGAAATTCTGCGACTGAGTATCATTGTATTTGTTCGTTTCAAACTGGGTTTTTTTCGCCGCCACACCTTCAGCCTTATCTAACCGACCTTGCTCAGTGTTGTAACGGTTTTGCTCCATCATCGCCGCTTTCTCACCAGCTAACCGCTCCGCTTCATATCGTTTCTGATTTTCGTAGCGCACAAGCCCATTGCCGACTGTATTCTGAATATTTCTTCCCGCGCCTATTCCTGCTTGCGCGATAGTGTTCGCAATAGCCATGATTATGTCCCCGCTTTTTTGTAAGAGCTTGCAAAGGACGCTGCATCACTAGTTGGCTGCCACATCTGACGCCTAGCATCATTCGGGCCATAGGTATTATTTTGTGACTGCCCCATAGCGTTATTTAGCGAGTTTTGATTGAAAGCTGCTTGGGGATCTGTATCTTCGACTGTGGGCGGTACGCCAGCCATCATCATTGCCGCATTAAGTCCAGCGTTAAATAGACCGTTCTTAATACCGCCTTTTGCGATCATTCCGCTGGCCCTTGCATCAGCACCACCGACCATCATTTCACCCATTCCCGCCGCGCTGCTTGTATCAATGTTGCCCTGATTTGAAACGGCATTCATGCCCATTCCTGACATTTGCATTTGCTTATTGAACCAATCGTTGAACCCTTGATCAGCACTCCCCTGGCCGTATTTTGCTAGTGCTTTCATCTGAGCGCCAGATTGAGTCATGCCCCTAGCCGAACCTGAATTGTCCATTGCACGTTGGCCCTCTTCCATTCGGAATTGGTAGCCCGGCATATTGCGGAATTGGTCGTAATTCATCGACCCGTCACGGTTGTACATAGAGTTCAGCGCATTAGCGCCGTTTGTTCCCATCTGAGAATAAGGATCAAAGCGATTGATAGAGCGTTGACCCGCTTGGTAAATAGTATCCTGCGCGTCAGCATAACCCTGACTTGATTCGTTGGCTGCATCTTGAAAATCATCAGCGCCCGTTAAACTGTCTAAAAATCCCATAATATTGCCCTAAATTGTGTGAAGTTTGCCGGTGACGGCCTGAATGGTGACTGCATCGGTACTGGAGGCGAGAGCTTTAATTAAACATCCAGCACCGCATCGCTCAACCGGAACTAAAATAAAGTCTTTTGCTGGGATGCTAATATCAAGCACTACCGCATTTGTCACACTAGACGCGCCGCCTGACGGTACTGCCCAGACTGAGGCCGTGGCCGTTGCATTTGTTGCATTGGTTAGCTTAATAGTTAGGTCTTGAAGTGTCATGGTAGGGGGAACAGTAGGGGTCGCATATACTAACCCTTCGGTACCCCCTAGCAGTGTTGACGTAAACAAAAGCGGGTAGCTATTGGTACTCATTGTGCGGCCTCTAATTGGTTAATTCGGTGATCTAATCTATTTATTTGCGCGATTAAAACCGGCTGGCTTTTATCACTATCAATGTCGCTGATATTTTCAATCTGTTCAGATAGCACACTAATGTCATTTTTATTGACTTGAACATCTTGATTAATCTGAGAGTCTTCAAGCTGCAGATCTGACACTGCTCTTTCAAGCGCATCCAATGTTGACGGGTCAAGACTTCCACCGGTGCGTAGGAATAAGCCCCTGAAAAATTCAACGGTTTGCTGGTCGAATCCTGCTGTCCTTAGAGCCCTATCAGGGAAATATAACTTACTCACTTGGTTGCCCTGATCGTGGCATAGACGGCCATTATTGCGCGTTTAACGGGGCTTGATATTTTAAAGCTGGCGGTGAATGTGCGGTGTTGACCTAATCGTCGCCATATTACCCGGTGATTGAATTGACCCTCATCACCAAGATCGCGCCATTGTTGCTGGGCATCGCTTTTGCGGCTGCTTAATACGTCAAGCATGATCTGGGGCGATACGTTTGCCATAACGCCACCTTCAACGTCAAGCTCTAAAGAGTCCACAATAAATCGACCGCCATCTACTTGTAGTGGTGGACATTGCATTTCTGCAATAATGGCTTGGCCGTTGTCATCGTATAAATCTAATGACATTTCGCACAACACTCCACCGTCAATGCTACCGACAATGTGCTTCCCGCCAACATCGGCATAAAAGCCGAATCTTAGCGTGTCTTGGCCGTAACTTTTGCGCTCATGCCATAATTGACTAGCCGCGTCATAGACCACTGTAATGCCCGTCTGAGCGAGACTAGAGGATGGACAGGTAAGAATATAAAACTCATGCCCCTCGTCCGTATAACTAAAGCTGGTAGCGTTTCGCCAATCAGATTTGGCTATCGCGTTCTCTACCGCGTGAGTTGAGATTCTAGCCGGTGTTAAACCGTTCATTCTTCGCACAATACCGTCTTGATCTAGCCACATAACGGATTCGTCAATCTTTTCAATCGACCACCTAGCACCAAGTCCTTGCTCAATGACTGAGCCCTGTGCCTTGCTGAAAGCAAAGTCTGCTGCGCCGGAATTGAACCAAACTTCAATGGACTCCTCACCGAACAACAATAATTGCGAGTGATCAGCAAAAACTCTGACAATTTTATCGTCATAGCGTTCTGCGCTGGCAAAATCTAATGCGTTAAAACTAGTGCCATCATTTAATGCTGAGACAAAAAATTGACCGTTTTGCGCGTCATTTCGGTTGTTAAATACAAAGAATCCGTCAATAAAGGTCACTGTATCCGCGCCGGGATAATCTAAATCATCAATCTCACTTAACCCGCCGTCGGTGGTATAAATGTAACCCTTTGCCCCGGCAGTAATGCAAAGCTGAGTGCCGTTATACGCCATTCCAACACGACCGCCGCCCAGTACAGTACCCAACACGGTTGACGCGCCATTGCTATCAATACGGTATAAAACAGACCCGCACACAACATACAAAACGCCGTCATTGAGTGTTTTAATCATTCCGCGAATACTGCTGGTACCTAGATTGCTAAACGGCGCAAAGCCGGGTGTGCCATGCAAAACTACCGGTGATTTTGAGGATTGCGGCGCTTGCTCTGCAAAGAGATTAATCAAACGCTCTGCGGTCAATTCAATCGATCGCCCCTCGCCCAACCCTGTGCCAATAGGCAGTCTCATCGACGGCCCCACATTAGGCTTGGGTCAAGTGCTGGCTGAGTCGTTAAAACATCAATATCGTTGTAATAATTCTGAAGGTGTCGATAGCCCTTTTCAGCGCGTTCATAGATTACGGGTGATAACTGGACAGGGTAGTTTGGCGCAATACGTAACGCCAAATTGTAAATGATTGGATCGACGTGACCCTCTTCATAGGAAATTGCATCATCAAAATCAAGGTCAATATGCTCCATATAAATGCCGTCATGCTCCCATTCATGCAGTAGCGAGTTTAAGGCGGGTATATGGTCTAGCGTGATTCGTCTTGCAACCTCATAGCCTTGCGCGGCTAATACTTGAGTCTCTGGTGTCACTTGAATGGTAAACTTAGGCGCAAGCTGGATAGCCAAGTTATTCACAAGTGGTGCAATTAGTTTTGGCGAGATAGTTAGCGTGTCGGCATACGCTAAATCGGTAAAGCCTGCTATTAGTCCCCCGGCATCCCACTGGTGAAGCATTGAGTTAAATTCGGGCAAGCAATCAAGGTTTTGGCGTGACGATGACGCATAGCCGGTCTGCGCGACAAGTCTAGCCTCTTCGCTCATTTGCACACCGTATTCAGGCGAGATCCGCAGTGCTAGATTGTAGATAATTGGCTCAACCACACTAGCTGCAACGGTCATATCACCACCGGACGTTAAAGTCGGGGCAGAATTGATAATCTTCTTGCTTTGCCACGTTGCTAACATCGCATTTAATGACATTAAGCTATCTTGCACTTGTGCCGCCTCAAGACTCTCACCCGCTTGAGCAACCGATAACAGGCGCAGCGCCCTAGTCAATACTCGATTCACGGAGATTGTCGCTTCAGGAGGGTTGGCATCGAAACGCTCAGAAACTTCAATGGATCGCAAGGCTCTATCGATAATATCAGCCGGTGTGACCTGAACAGTATTTGGCGTTGGGTCGTAATCTTCCATCACGCCAAGCAACCGCAATGCTCTAGTTACAATATCTTTAGCTAAGATCATAGAAAAACCTTTTTGGGTGGAATATTCCAAAAATTTATTGAATATTCCAAAATTTGGGGTAAAAAATGAGGGGCCGTGAAGCCCCCCATAAAGTCAACGATAAATTAAGCTTTACCGTGTCCGTGACCCGCAAAGTACGGGTTAAGAACCGCATAGGCTGGACGTAGATCAAAACGAACGATGTTCTTGTTCGCGTCGCCATCAGCATACTTCGATACACGAATCTGAAGACCGTCTTGCGTAGTCCCCAACGTATCAGTTGAGTGAAGCTTCTTAATCGGTACGGAGCCGATAGAGAAAGCGTTTTTATGCCAAAACATATTGGGCTGAATAATGGCATCAGCGCCACCAGGCATAGTGACAACATCGCCACTTGTGATTGCTGATTTAACAGAGTTGTAAGCACCGCTAGCTTCAAAGATTGCTGGGCCAGCTATCAATAAAGTGCCAGCGCCCGATCCGTCAAGAGTTACGTCAGTGGTGCAAGTACCTGACCAGTTAATCGGCTGACCAGCCCCATCAGTAACAACCTTGCGAGTAGCTTGATTAAGGATATGACAACCTGTAACCACAATCTTTTGACCAGCGGGAACAACCATGCCAGCTGCAAAGCCAGTAACGGCTATGCTCTGGATGAGGCTGTCTTTAACTGACGCATAGGTTGAGGTTGGAGTCGCGGCTATTGTTCCTGCGCGATCAGCACCAGCACCAGTTTCATAAGTGGCTAGGCTTTGAGCCGTCATCACGTTCATACCAGCAAAGCTCTTGGCAATAGTCGCATTGTCATAGGCGCTTTTTATCAAGCCTCCTGCTGCTCCACCGGCTCCAAGACTCTTCTGAGCATCTGCAAGCGCCCGTTGAGTGTAAGAGTTCACAAAGTAGCAAGCATTACCGTCCTGCGGGACACCTGTAGACTCAAGAACCGCACCAGCTTCGGCAACATCGCCCCAAGAGCTAACTGCGTTTCCTGGAGTACCGGCTAATAGGCCAGCGTTCTTCATTACAAAAGCACCGAAATCAGTTTCAAGCTCACTGACTATTCGGCGTGAGATAGAGTTGAAAAATTCAGGCAGATCATTGCCCATCTTCAACGCTTCATCAGCTTCGTCATAGTCGATTGATACAGTAATGTAGTCCTGCACGTTACCTTCAGCGTTACCACGAATAATGCTGGATCGCGCTTCGGCTGAAATGTCGCCCTTTGTAGTACGTGACGCTGTGTAGTCAGTAGGACGCTTGAATAAAACTTTTTCGCCACTGTCAGGGTTAAATCTGCCGTCGAGCTTCTGAGTGTTTACTGTCTTGGACAATACTCGGCTGCTCTCAAAACCATCCAATACGCCTTTAGCGAGTTTGGTGGTAAAGTTCTTGTCAAAATTGTTAGCCATGATTTTATTTCCTATTAATTAATCGAATGTAGCGCCACCAATATGATTAAATTGCTTGTCAGCGTCAGTCCCGGCTGAACCGTTAGACCCGACAACTTTTTTAACCGCTGGTGGTGCTTGTGTGGTTTTCTTCGGTGTGGCTTTTGGCTTTACAAAACGCGCCTCTAACCGCCCAATTTCAAACGCTGCCCTCGTCGGACTCATACGTGAAATTTGATCCGCTTTGTCAAAATTCTG